GTCTCCGTCCCGTCGGGTCATGGGGCCTAGAGGAGGCGGCCTGTGGCTACCGGTTCGATGGTCCCCGCGGTCAAGACGCGTCTCCTCGAGCGGATGCGCGACCGGCCCGAGCTCGCGGACGTCGCGGTCACGCGGGCTATCAACCCCGAGCGTCCGGCCGACGCCGTCTGGTTCGGAGACGCACGGATCGCGCACGAGCCGCGGGCTATCAAGGCTGGACGTCGTTCACGCGACGAGGAGGCCGAGCTCGAGTTCTACGTCTACACCTACCTCGCGGGCTCCGAGGCCGAGGACGCGGAGCTCCGCGCGTTCGGTCACCTCTCCGCGATCGAGGACATCGTCGCGGACGACCCTCATATCGGGTTCGACGGTGGGGACGTCTCGTGGGTCATCTTCGCGGGGGTCCGCTCGCTCGACTCCGGGCCTCGTGAGGAGGGAGCCGACTGTCTCCTCGTGGCTGCGATCAGGCTCAGGGCTCGTCTGGACTAGGAGGTTCACCGTGAGGAAGGTCACCTATCAGGGACCGCACGACGCCGTAGACATCCCCTCGCTCGGTCTCACCGTGGCGGCGGGAGAGACCATCGAGGTCGACGACGCCGTCGCGAAGGTCCTCGAGGCGCAGGGATGGAAGGCATCCGGCGCGAAGCCGAAGGCGAAGGCCTCGAGCGAGGGAGGACGTGAAGCATGACGGCGAATAGTCAGCTCGGCGTCGCGGAGGAGGTCACCTTCGGGACCTACGTCGCGCCCGTGACGTTCAACGAGTTCCTCTCCGAGGGCCTCGAGTACGAGCGGGAGTGGATCACCTCGCAAGGATGGCGCGCGGGTCAGCGGACGTACAACGCCAACCGGCGCAAGCAAGGCCGCGTGACCGGCGGCGGTCCGATCGCGTTCGAGCTCGCGAATAAGGGGATGAGCAAGTGGCTCAAACACACGTTCGGCGCCGTCGCGATCACGACGCCGGGCGGCGGAACACTGAGCCGCGATCACACCTTCACCCTCGGCGATGTCGACCCGCTCTCCCTCTCGGTTCAGGTCGGGAAAGAGGACCGGTCCTCGACCGTCCGGGCGTTCTCCTACCTCGGGTGCAAGGTCGCCTCCGCCGGGTTCCACTGTGCGATCGGTGAGTTCCTCACCTACACACCCGAGCTCCTCATCCGCGACGTGACGACGGCCCAGACGCTCGGCACCGCAACCTATCCGAGTGCTCAGGAGCTCTTTACGTTCGTCGAGGGTTCCCTCACGATCGAGGGCGTCGCGACCCCCGTGAACGAGTTCGACCTGACGGTCGACAACATGCTCAACTCGGAGGACTTCGCCTTCGGCTCGAGCCTGAGGCGTCGAGGCGTGGCCGCCGCGATCCGGCCCATCACGGGCTCGCTCAATGCGGATTTCCCCGACCTCGTCGACTTCAACCTCTTCAAGAACGGCACGGTCTCGACCCTCGTCCTCCTCTTCCAGTCCCCGACCATCATCGAGGCCGCGCTGAAGTACGAGGTCGAGTTCACGGTCGAGGTCGTCTTCGACGGGGACACGCCGAAGGTCGAGGGTCCCGACGAGGTCCGTCAGCCGCTCCGATACACCGGCGTCGTCCCGACGGCGGGCGGCGAGGCGATCAGCGTCCGACTCAGGACCACCGACACGACGGTCTAGTGGCACAGGCGGCGGGCGTCCGCGTCGTCGGCCTCAGGGAGCTCCGCGTAGCTCTCGGGGCCGTCGACCGTCGCTTCCCCGAGGAGCTCCGCGACGAGTCGAAGGACATCGCGCGGATCGTCCGCCTCCGGGCCGTTCAACGCCTCGAGGCCGACGTGGGTCCGGGCTCGACCGGTCAGGCCGCCTCGACCATCCGCGCGTTCGCGACCCAACGCTCCGCCGGGGTGCGAGCGGGAAACGCACGGACCCCTTACTACGGATGGCTCGACTTCGGCGGCGAGATCCGCCACCACGGGCCGAATCACTCGCACTCTCACGCGCACATCATCCGCCGCGAGTTCGTCGCCCGAGGCCGCTACCTGTTCCCCGCGGCCGACGATGCGACCCCGGCGATCGCGCCGAAGGTCGAGCGGATGATCGACCGTCTCTTCCGTGAGGCGGGGTTCACCGACTGAAAGGAACGGGCGAATGACGGGCGAAGCTCCGGCCGTGACCCTCGAGGTCCCGACCCCGTACACCTGCACGATCGCGGAGCTCCGCGAGGTCCGCGAGGTTTTCCACGTCGACCTGATCCCGACGTTCGAGGAGAAAGGGATGGTCTCGGTCGACGTCCTCGAGCCGCTCGCGTTCCTCGGCTACCGCCGACAAGGGCTCGCGCGCACCGCGGCCCGGCGTGCGGCCGGGGAGCTCGGCGCGATCCAGCTCATCCCCGAGGATGTCCCCGACCTCGGTCCCCTCGAGGAGGACCCCGGTCCGGAGTCCGCCGAGGCGGGTGAGATCCCAAACCCGGCGAGCTCCGCTACCTAGTCGAGGTGGCGGAGCTTTCTCGGTTCTACGGGGTCGGTCTCCGCGAGCTCGAGGAGCTCCGCTGGATCGAGTTCCGAGTGTTCCGCGCCTACGCCTACGCCCGGCTCCGGGCGAGCGATCCCGAGAGAGGTGAGTGACCTACGGCCTCGAAGACCGTCTCCGTCGTCGTCGTCGGCGATTCACGCGGCGCACAGACGGCCCTCAAGCAACTGTCGACGACCGCCGCGGCCGCCGAGTCCCGGCTCGGTCGGCTCTCGGCGGCGACCCAACGCGTAGGCGCGGGGATGACGAGCGTCGGCCGCTCGATGACCCGGTGGGTCACGCTCCCGATCCTCGGGGCCGGGGTGGCCGCAACCAAGCTCGCGAGCGACTTCGACCAGTCGATGAGGAACGTGAACAGCATCATGGGCGCCTCGGAGGATCAGCTCGCTCGCTACTCCGAGGCGGTCCTGAAGCTCTCGACCCGGTTCCCGCAGGACGCGAAGACGCTCGCCGACGGGATGTATGACATCGCCTCCTCGGGGTTCAAGGGCGCGGACGCGCTCAAGGTCCTCGAGGCCTCCGCCCGTGCGGCCTCGGCCGGGATGACGGACACGTCGACCTCGTCGAAGGCCGTCGTCGCCGTGCTCAACGCCTACGGCCTCGAGGCGCGCGACGCGGCCCACGTCTCCGACGTGCTCTTCTCGGGCGTCGATAAGGGCGTGATGAGCTTCGAGGAGCTCGCGTCCTCGCTCGGCGACTACGTCGGCGCGGCGTCGCAACTCGCGATCCCGCTCGAGGACGTCGTCGGCGCACAGGCCGCGATGACACTCTCGGGCGTCTCCGCCGCGGAGGCCGCGACCTCGCTCAATAACGTCCTCCGGTCGCTCCTCAAGCCGTCTCAGGGGATGGCGATCGCGCTGAAGCAGATGGGCTACGAGACCGGTCAGGCCGCGCTCGAGGGCGAGGGTCTCGAGGGGCTCATCGCGAAGCTCTCCGAACGTGTCGGCGGGAACAAAGAGGAATGGCTCGCGCTCTTCCCCGAGATCCGCGCGGCCCGTGGCGCGATGGCGCTCGCGGCCAACGACGGCGAGAACCTCTCACGCGTGATGGACGGGATGACCGACTCGGCCGGGCGGACCTCCGAGGCGTTCAAGGAACAGGCTAAGGGTCCCGCCTTCCAGTTCACGCTCGCTCTCAACCGGCTCAAAAAGGTTGGGATCGAGCTCGGGAACCAACTGATCCCGATCCTCCTCAACGACGTCATCCCGGCGTTCCAGAAAGCCGTCCGGTGGTGGTCGCACCTCTCCGAGGACTCGAAGAGCCTCGCGCTCAGGATCATCGGGATCACCGCGGTTCTCGGTCCCTTCATGCGCGTGTTCGGTCCCGCGGTCTCCGCGATGGGACGGCTCGCCGGGTGGTTGCCGAAGGTGGTCCCGTGGCTCGCGAAGTGGGGCGCGGTGCGGACCCTCCCGGTTCCGTCGAACGTGACGCCGATCGCGGGTGGCGCCGGAGCCGCGGCGGCCGGTGGCGGTGCCGGGTGGCTCAAGGCGGTCCCGTTCGTCGGCGCGGCGGTCGCGGGCGCCGAGCTCGGGGCCGCGAACGCCAACTCGGACGACCTGAATGAGCAGATCCGCGTCCTTCAGCAGTTCGTCGATGCTCGTCGCGAGGCGCTCGCGGCGGGGCAGTTCTCATCCGAGGAGCTCGCCGGGTTCCGTGAACAGGACCTCGAGAACCTCGAGGCGTTCAACGACGAGCTCGAGGGGACCGGTGTCACGCTCCGACACAATGCTCAGGCGTGGGACCTCGCCGTCGAGAAAGGCATCTCCTACGCCGACGCGCTCCGGATCACACAGGGCAAGGGGAAGGCGCTCGCACAGGTCCTCGAGAACCTCAACGCGGACCAACTCACGACGTATAACGAGCTCATAGGCGAATCCACGCTCCTCACCGATCGAGAGCGGGCGAAGATCGGGACGCTCATCCGCGCGATCGATATGAACGGCGGAGCCCTCTCGGACCTCGAGCGTCAGCAGATCCGGAACCTCGCGAAGATGGGCGACCTTCAGGCGATCATGCGGATCCTCAAAGGTCGGTTCGATCAGGCGACCGGAGGTCTCCGCGATTTCAACCCCGAGCTCGACCGCGCGCAGGTCAACGCGCAGAAAGCCGGACGCGCCGCGTTCTACGCGAAGCGCCAGATCGACAAGCTCAACGGCTCGCTCAGTGCGGGCGAGCGGCTCGCGGGCGTGTTCGGTTCGACGCTGGGCTCGATGGCGGACGCGATCGACGCTGCGGCCGATGCTGCGGCCGCCGCGGCCAACGGTGGCGGCGGAGGTGGCGGCGGCGGTGGCGGCGGAGGTGGCGGCGGCGGACAACGCAGGAACCGCGACGGCCGCCCGAACCGCGGCGACCGCGTCACGATCGAGCGACGCCGGTTCGCGCGCGAGACCGAGCGCGAGTTCGTCACGCGGGGTTCGTAGGTGGCAACGTTCACGATCGACGTCCTCGATATGGCGGGCTCAAGCGTGTCCGCCTCGACGACGTTCGACTCCGCGTCGTTCACTTGGACGCTCAACGGGCCGGGCTACTTCGAGGCGGACATCCCGTGGGACGCGTTCGACCGGGCGACGTGGCTCCCCGGAGCTCGCGAGGTGCGTCTTCGGCGCGACGGAACCCGCGTGTGGGGCGGCTACATGACGCGGCTCTCGGTCGCGGTCACGGCCGAGGAGCCTCGCCCGCGGTTCAACGTGAGCGGTCACGGCTACTTCGAGCGGCTCCGTCGCTATCGGGTGACGAGCGACCTGATCTACACCGACGACCCACAAGAGGACATCGCGGCCGCGCTCGTGGCTCACGCGATGTCTCAGGCGAACGGCGACATCGGTCTCACCGCGGGATCGCACACCGGCTCGAGCCGGACACGCGACCGGGAATACTGCGCGATCGAGCTCCCGAACGTCGGCGAGGCGATCGAGGAGTTCGCGACGCTCGAGGATGGGATCGACTTCGAGGTCGACGAGCTCAAGGCGTTCAACACCTGGGCGCCTCACCGAGGCTCGACATCGGCTC